ATGACAAAAGAAGTAAAAAGTGCAGCAGAGTCAACACAGGCAAAGAGAGAAAAGAAGACCTATAACGGTGAGCCGATCCCTGAAGGGTATGTGCTTGCACCGGTATGGCTTCAGAGGGATTTTGCAAAGAACTATCCGGGACTGAAGATGGAGAATCTTACCACAAGGACATTTGCGGGTATCAGGTTCCTGATCGGCTATGTGGCGGTTCCACCGGAAAAGTACGAGGGGCTGAAGCAGGATTGCGATGAACAGATCAATGCTTATCTGAAGAAGCATCGCGCTGGCAGATGCATCATCGGAAAGAAGAAGGATGGTTCCCCGAAGCTCTGTCCGAAGACCAATCGTTGCAAGGGTTGTATCCATAAGGGTGAGTACGAGCGTTATAATCCGGCAAAGGATGACAACCCGGAGATTATCTTCTCTGATCTGACAGAAGAGGTCGGCGTCTATGACCAGTATCCTTGCGAACAGGATAATGAGCCGGACGAAGAGAAACTGGCGCGCTTGCTTAAGCACCTGGAAACGATTGATAAGCGTTATTGCGATATCGTGACCATGAAGCTTGCAGGGGTCAGCATGGAGGAGATTTTTGAGAAGCTTGAACTGAAGTCAAGCAGAGGTTATCAGGTCGTTGACGAATGTGAGCAGGCCTGCAGAAAGTTCTTTGGACTGTACTGCGGCAAGAAGAAAAAGAAGAAGTAAATTCTTCAAAACAGAGTAAAGCCAGGGCGGCAGTGATGCCGTTCCTGGCTATTTTCCGTGTCAGTCTTTTTTGTAAAACTGTGTTTCGTATCCGTCGGCCCTGAGCAGAATGTCCGGCATCCAGTCCGGGGATCTTTCCATCTGTTCACAGACTGCCTTCAGGTCAACGCCGGGGCTGCATTCGATAATAAGCTCATCATGAACATGTCCGACAATAAAACAGTGTCGGAGAGTTTTCATGGCATAGCAGAGGATGTCGCGGCTGATAGCCTGGACTATGTTCTCAACGAATTTCGGACCGTATGATTCGATACGTTCCCATTTCTTTGTTGAGCCTACACCTTCATATGTGACGGATTCTCCGCCGAACTGATTGGTGCCGATTCGAGGTTTCACATATGCAAGCCTTCTTCCTGAAGGAAGCTGAATGAAAAGCATACCGCTCTTGTAAAAGAACTTGATTCCGCGGACTTCTGTAGGAATACGCTTTGATATCGCCGTTTTAACAGCGCGGTCGATATCCCACCAGAAGGCTGTAATCATAGGATTGGATGCACGCCAGGAATTGACGAGAGGCTGAAGTTCATCCTCCGATAATCCCATATCGAGGGCACCCATTGATTTTAATGCGCCAACGGATCCGCCATATCCGAGGGCGAGTTCTGCAATTTTGCCCTTCTGCCTGAGATGGCTGTTGATACCGTGCTTTTCAACGGGTACACCGAACATCTGACTTGCGGATGCGCAGTATATGTCTTTCCCTTCGGCAAATACTTTGGATCGCCAGGTTTCACCTGCAAGGTGAGCGAGGACGCGGGCTTCGATTGCCGAAAAGTCCGATACAATAAACTTGTATCCGGAGCGGGGGACGAATGCTGTTCTGATCAGCTGGCTGAGCGTGTCCGGTATATCGTCATAGAGAAGCTGCATGATATCATAGTCGCTGCTGCGAACGATGGCTCTGGCTTCAGCGAGATCCAACATATGGTTCTGTGGGAGATTCTGTAATTGTATCAGGCGTCCAGCCCACCTGCCGGAACGGTTCGCACCATAGAATTGGAACATACCGTGAGCCCTGCCGTCATTGCAAACGGCGTTCTGCATCGCCTGATATTTCTTTATAGAAGATTTGGCAAGCTGCAGGCGGAGTTTGAGGGCTTCTGTAATGTTACCGTTAGCGTTACCGTCAGGGTTCTTGACAAATTGAGAGACTTCTTTTTTACCGAGGGATTCTATTTCCACTCCGTTATCGGAAAGCCATTCTTTCATCTGAATCACACTGTTCGGGTTATCGAGCCCTGTGAGGTTCTGCATCTGAAGCATGAGGGCGGATTTTGATTTTTCGTCAAAGGCGATGGCGTTTTCTACCACCTGCATATCCAGTCTGATGCCTCTGTCGTTTATTTCCTGATCAAGATGGTATTCATCCCAGAAAAAGCCAGGAACGGGATACTTGCTGAGGCGTTTCTGTATAGCCATTTCAACTTCCACGTCCCGGCGATTATATTCTTTGAACCGAATCCATTTTTCTCCGTCATGCTGTGGTAAATTCCGGGTCCTTCCGCCGTTTGCTTTGGTAGGCTTGCATGGAGTACAGAAATATCTGATCAGATCCTTGCCTTCCTTCAACTTTTGATCCTGAAGCTTCAGGACAGCACCGACGCCTTCCAGTGAGAGGGGAAGCCCCATATATGCTGACCAGACCATAGTACATCTCCATGATTCAGAGTCAAGATACTTGCTGGCGGGATCCTCCGGGATGCTGTAGCCGAGGAAGTATTCCGGGTGATGACGTTTCAGCCAGTTGGAAAGACATATACGCTCAAATGAAGCATTGAAAGCCCATTTGATCACGGATTCATCTGTCAGGGCGGCGAGGATTTCATCCGGTATCTGTTCGCCGCAGGCGAGATCATATACCGTGACCGGTCCGCCGTCAATGGATACTCCGAAGAGTAGTATTTCAAAATTATCAGACTCAGCGTACTTGTATGCTCCGCATTTGGAGATATCAATGTCGCTGTAAGTCTCCAGATCGATTGACATTTCGTTCATTGATTTTCCCTTTCTTTGTAAAAGAGGGCGGCAGCAGGATCGCCGCCACCCTCATGGTGAAATTGGTTGGTTACAGGTTAGTCGAGGAAATCATCCTCATCGTCCGCAGTTGCAAAGTCATCCTCTGCCCTGGATTTGCCTCCGAGGGGTTCACCGTCGCGGATCTTCTGAAGATTGTTCAGACCGCAGGCGATACCCTTATTACCGTTGCTGTTGAATGCGTACAGATTGATGGAGGCTCTTCCATAAACGCCGGAATAGACTTCGGAGCGTTCAAGAATCGGCTGTCTGTCTGCATCTACGATTCCGGGAGCCGTTGCGCTGTTTGCGTTGATGAAGTAGCTGTTCTTGTAAGCCTCATCATCCGGTCTTTCAGCATCGCCGTCACGGAGAGGGGTCTTGATAGCGGAGAGGGCAGGAACAGATTTGCCGTTGCCCTTCAGCTTGCTCTGGCCTTCCTCATAGGCGGCTTCGATCGCTGCCTTGATCTTGGCAATGGTCGCGGTATCGGACTTCGGGATGATGAGGGAAACGCTGTACTTCGGCGCTCCGCCGTTGATGCTCTTCGGATCCCAGACATTCGCATAGCTCCATCTGGTGTTGACTCCTGTGATAACTTTGGTAGGGATATTAACTTTCTTTGCCATGATTTTTTCCTCCTTATTCTTCGCTAAAATCATCTTTGGCTGTGTTCATTGCCGGTCTTCTGTCTGAATCCGGCACAAGTGTCGGTTTGCCTGGCGGCTTAGTGATGAAGCCAGCCAGAAGTTCTTCAAATTTCTTCTTCCCGAGAAGGGAAGTCATTGCTGTGATTCCGAGCACCTTTTTCTCGTAAGGGTCGTATCCAGCGTCTGCCACAGTGGAAGCGACGGCGTTCTCATCCGTGTATTTCCTTACCGATCTGCCTTCAACTACCTTGAATCCGGGATACTCCGTTCCGCTGATTGCTTGCTGGAGCGCGTATTCCTTGATGTCTCCTGCCCACGCCACCAAATCATCGATCCGGGGGAGGATTGCAGCGATCTCAGCTTCATCCAGATTGGCGGGCATCTCAAAATCGTACTGAGCCATTTCCAGATTGTATTCTGCGCGTTTGCGGCAGGTAGCTTTGACGGCACAGAACTGACAATGATCTCCGGCTTTGAAGTCGCCTTCACCCTTGTATGCGAGTTCCGCAGTCGGCTTCAGGAAGGTTTCCGCCCATTGCAGAAGATCCAGTTTATCCATCGAATAACTGCTGATGTTCTCACGCCGGGGTTGGAAGATGGTCATCTTGACGGTCTCAATGTCATAGATTCCGTCGTAGATATCCAGAGCGCCGAGTGCATAACACATCATCTGAGGGTTGTCATATGCATCTATGAGAATGCCGAGCCCGTATTTGAAATCTATGATGTGAAGCACCTTGTCTGAAACGATCAGACAGTCACCGGTGCCGAAGCCATTTGGTACCCATTTTGAAAAATCAAGGTGCTGTTCGACGAGAACTTCCGGATCCTTACAGTATTTCTTGGTTTCCTGAAGCTGCTCCATGACATAGGAACAGTATTCTTCAGCGCAGTTTTCCATTTCCTGATCGTAATAATCCAGGTTCTCTGTCGGATCGGGAGAGTCTCTTCCGAGTGCATGAAGCACTTTGTGTTCGCATAGTGCATGTGCATCGGTTCCCTGTTGCGCGTAGGGGCTGGATTGATTCTCTGCCTGGGCACATAGTTTTGCGCTTGGCGGACAGTTCAGCCACCTGTGGCTTGCGGAGGCTGAGAGAAGTGCGTGTTTAGGCATTCCTCAGACCTTCAATTTCAGCTACCAGAGTGGGATAGTCTTTTTCATCGATGTCTGTAAGGCTGCCTCCGTTGCCGTACTTCTTTACGATGTCTCTGACTTCCGCCTTGTGTTTGCATCCATCTTCATTTGCCGTTCGGGAGAGCAGTGCGCGGACTTCTTCCTTTGTATAGGTTTTTGCCGGTGTCTCAGCCGGTGCGGCTATCTTTGCGGGTTTCTTTGTTGTCTTTGCCGGAATGGCTTCTGCCAGTTCGGATGCTCCCGATGAAAACAGGGCGGCCAGCGATTCGGCTATGCTGACGATGATTTCGCCCCCGCGTCTTAAGTCTGCAAACAGTTCTGTCAATGTGTCCGTGACCGTGATGATCTTCTCTCCATAGGTCTTAAGTTCAGAGAGTTCTGCGGACAGTTCACTCATTTTTCCCATCTTGTCTTTCTCCTTTCTTTGTCGCTTCGTTTCTGATTTTTACTGCGAGCCGCTTTGCCACAACGCTGATGGCGGTGAGTGTATCGATAAGATCCTCATCCTCCGCATCGAGACAGGCGGTCTGGTCAATGGTTTCTTTCTGCATCTGCAGCACCTTCCTTTCCGAACAGCTTCCCTGCCGTTCTATCTGGTCTAAGTTCCCGAAAAGGACGTTTTCCGATTTTTCCGGAGATTTTCTTGAAAAAAGTTTTTCTCTGTCCCTTTCACAAGGCATAAGTCCCCGATTGGTCGGTTTTCCGATTCAGCTGGAATTTTTTTGAGGACGGGTGGCTGCATATAAAAAGGAAGCGATTCTGCATAAAACAAAAAAATTGAAAAAAGTTCTGAAGAAATCGGAATCCGACCAAAACGGGAACTTACACCCTTTGAAAGTCCGAGAAGGGCTTTCAAATAAGCGTGAAAGGGGTGGTTCCATTGAGGGTTGTGAGTATGCAGCGGACAGTAACCAATTTAATAAGCGGATAACAGGAGGCAGAGATATGTTTTTTGTTTTACAGACGGCGAATGTGACTGCCGATGCCAAGAACTGCGTGTATCCGAATAAGAATGAGATCACGTCAGCGGCTGAGCTTAAGAAGGCGGTCGGATTTGACCATGTGTGCGGGGAGTTTAAGAAGAACTACCGCAATATCAGTAACTTCATCAAGTCCAATGTCATCGTGATGGACTGTGATAATGACCATTCCGACGATCCTGCCGAATGGATCACTTTTGAGAAGCTGGAAGAGCTTTTTGAAGAGATCAATTATGCGGCGGCACCGAGCAGGAATCATATGAAGGAAAAGGACGGCAAGACGGCAAGACCGAAGTTCCATGTGTACTTTCCTATAGAAGAGACGGCGGATGCGGAACATTATGCGGCAATCAAAAGGGCTATACAGAAAGCATTTCCGTTCTTTGATGACAATGCCCTTGATGCTGCCAGGTTCATCTTCGGGGCTGATCCGGATGAGGTTGTCTGGCATGAGGGATGGATGACGATTGACGAAGAAGTGAATCCGGAGCCTGCAGAGGATGAGGATACCGGCAACAGTTATACAGGCGGGAGCATTCTGCAGGGATCAAGGAACAAGACACTTTCCCATTTTGCGGGAAGGGCGTTGAAGAGGTTCGGCGAGACGGACAAGGCAAAACAGGTATTCCTGGATGAAGCGGCGAAGTGTGATCCGCCTTTGGAGAAAGAAGAGCTTAAGACCATCTGGTATTCAGCGTTGAAGTTCTTCAGAAACAAGGTGAAGACACAGCCTGGATATGTGGCACCGGATGAATACAATTCGGATTTCAAGGCTGGATGCCTGAAGCCGGACGATTATTCGGATATCGGACAAGCCAAGGTGTTGTGCAAGGAATACGGAGACGAGCTCAGATATTCGGATGCTACGGATTATCTCAGATATGACGGCGACTCCTGGATTGAAGACAGGCAGCTGGCGGTCGGTGCTATGGAAGAGTTTCTGGATCTGCAGCTGGCGGATGCCCTGGAATACGTGGAGAACGCAAAGAAGGCATTGATGGCAGCAGGCGTGGATGAGGCGACGATCAAGGCGGGTGGAAAGACTTTGGAGAAGGCGGTTCCGCTGGATTCATTGAAATTGATGTTTACCTATTTGGCGGCGAAGACCTATCTGGCATTTGTCATGAAAAGACGGGATTACAAATATGTGGTGTCTGCGTTGAATGCGGCGAAGCCGATGCTGGCAGTGAGCGTGTCTGATCTGGATAAGGATGAAAACCTGCTCAATACACCGTATGCGACTTATGACTTGGCAAAAGGGATTGATGCAGGGGAGCTTCCACATAATCCGGAGGATTTGATCGCAAAGATCACCAATGTGTCTCCGTCAGATGATGGGAAGGATCTGTGGGAACAGTGCCTGGAGCTTTTCTTCTCTGGGGATAAGGAACTGATCGATTATGTTCAGATGGTGGTCGGTATGGCTGCTGTCGGTAAGGTTTATCAGGAACATCTCATCATTGCCTACGGTAGCGGTGCAAACGGCAAGTCCACATTCTGGAACACGGTGTCCAGAGTGCTGGGTACCTATAGCGGGAAGTTATCGGCGGAGACCTTGACGGTCGGATGCAAGAGAAATGTGAAGCCGGAAATGGCGGAGCTTAAGGGCAAACGCCTGATCATTTCATCGGAGATGGAAGAAGGCATGAGGCTCAATACCGCAGTGGTAAAGCAACTCTGCTCCACGGATGAGATTTTTGCTGAAAAGAAGTACAAGGCACCATTCGCATTTGTGCCAAGTCACACGCTGGTCCTTTATACCAATCATCTTCCGAAGGTCGGGGCAAATGATGACGGTATCTGGCGCAGGCTGATTGTGATCCCCTTCAATGCAAAGATCGTGGGTGACAGCGATATCAAAAACTATGCGGATTTTCTTTACGAGAAGGCAGGCGGCTACATCCTGAAGTGGGTGATCGAGGGAGCGAAGAAGGCCATTGATGCAAATTTCAAGACCACGCTTCCTAAGTGCGTCCAGGAAGCGATCAAGGCATATCGGGAAGAGAACGACTGGCTGGGACATTTTATTGAAGAGTGCTGTGATGTGGATTCTTCCTATATGGAAAAGTCCGGTGAGTTGTACCAGAAATACCGTGAGTATGCTGCAAACAACGGTGAGTTCACGAGACAGAACGGAGATTTTAATTCTGCTCTGGAAAATGCCGGGTTCAGCAAGCGCAAAACGAAAAAAGGCGCATTTTTCTATGGTTTGAAGCTTAAAGAGGGACAGGATTTCCTGTAAGGGTGACGGTCGGTGACAGGTAATTCTAAAACCCCGTATAGGCGATTTTTGGAGCTGAAAATCCTTATATAGAGAGTTTATGAAACACCTGTCACCACCTGTCACCTTCGATTTGATGGAGGTGTCGCGATGAGGGAAAAAACCATAGAACAGAGGCTTGTTAAGGCGGTCAAAGCCAGAGGTGGGATCTGTCCTAAGTGGGTGTCTCCGGGATTTGACGGGGTGCCGGACAGATTAGTCTTCCTGCCGGGGCGGTATTTCGGTTTGGTGGAAGTTAAAGCGCCGGGCGAGAAGCCGAGAGCCTTACAGGTTTCGAGGCATAGATTATTAGCAAAATTAGGATTTCCCACATACATACTTGATGGGGTTGAGCAAATCGGAGGGATTTTAGATGAGATACAGTCCACATGAATATCAGAAATATGCGATCAGTTTTATAAAGGAACATCCCATAGCGGCGATCCTGCTTGATAAGGGCATGGGTAAGACCAGTATTGTGCTGGCAGCTCTGAATGAACTGATGTTTGATAGCTTTGAGGTATCGAAAGTGCTGATCATAGCGCCGTTAAGGGTTGCAAAGCATACATGGTCAGCGGAAATCCAGAAATGGGATCAGTTAAAGGGACTCAGGTACTCCATAGCGGTCGGTACGGCAGCGGAGAGGCTGAAAGCACTTCAGACAGATGCGGATATCTACATTATCAACAGGGAAAATGTTCCCTGGCTGATCGAAAAGAGCGGTCTGTCATTTGATTATGACATGGTGGTGATCGATGAGCTTTCTTCCTTTAAGAACTGGCAGGCGAAGAGGTTCAAGGCATTGATGAAGGTTAGACCGAAGGTAAAAAGAATTGTCGGTCTGACCGGTACGCCTTCCAGCAACGGATTGATGGATCTGTTTGCGGAATACAAGATTCTGGATATGGGGGAACGCCTTGGAAGGTTTATCAGTCAGTACAGGGTCGAGTATTTTGTACCGGATCAGGTAAATGGTCCTATCGTTTACAGTTACCGCTTAAGACCGGGAGCAGACAAGAAGATTTATGACCGGATATCCGATATCACGATTTCCATGAAGGGAACGGATCACCTGAAGATGCCGGAACTGATCAATTCGGAATATATGGTCTATCTGGATGATGATGAGCGTGCAAGATACGAGGATATGAAAAATGACCTTGTATTACAGCTTCCGGGCGGTGAGGTCACGGCTGCAAATGCAGCGGCGTTATCCGGGAAGCTGACTCAGATGGCAAACGGGGCTGTTTATTCCGATGCCGGTGGTATCGAGTTCATTCATGACAGAAAACTGGATGCGCTGGAGGACATTATCGAGGCGGCGAACGGAAAAAGCCTGTTGGTGGCGTACTGGTTCAAACATGACCTTCAAAGAATCAAAGAGAGGCTTGATGTCCTGGGCGTGAATTATGGGAAGCTGGATTCAGATGCTTCTATTGAAAAATGGAATGCGGGAAGACTGGAAGTGGGTCTGATTCATCCGGCTTCAGCAGGGCATGGGTTGAACTTACAGAGCGGCGGAAATACCATCGTGTGGTATGGGATGATATGGAGCCTGGAGCTATATCAGCAGACGGTCGCGAGGCTTTGGAGGCAGGGACAGCAATCCGGGACGGTCGTGGTGCAGCATATCCTGACTGCCGGAACCGTGGACGAGCGTATTATGAAGGCTCTTTCCGCAAAGGATGATACGCAGTCCCGGCTGATCGATGCCGTGAAAGCGGAGGTAAGTGCCTATGTCGGGAAATAAGAATCTTGCGGAAGATCCCTATGAGCGATTGGCAAACGCCATAATCCTTCAGGCAGTATCCGATTACAGGATAGCGCTGAAGAAGATCAAGGCACATCCGCATAATAAAGAGGCAATCAGCGAGGCTTTGGAGATCGAGAGGTTTTTCCGTTCCAACTGGTACAGTCAGCTGACATCCGTGGACGGGGAATACCTGATCCGAAGGCTTCAGGAAGAAGTAAGACAATCAGAGTCAATCCGAGGGAAGAAAAATAAATCCGATCGGAGGTAGCTTATGAACAGACATCAGCAGGAAGCAAAGAAATACTTGTCGCAGGCCTTTGGGCTGAACCAGCGTATCGAGAGCAAGCTGGGGCAGATTGAGGATCTTCATGACCTTGCAACCAAAGCGACCGTGACATATTCGGACATGCCGAGAAATCCGAACAAGGGGCATTCCCGTTTGGAGGATGCCGTGATCCAGATCATCGAACTGGAAACGGAGATCAACCAGGACATGATAAAGCTTGTGGAACTGAAGAAGGATATCATCCGCAGGATAAAGGCTGTGGAGAGTTCCGAACTTCAGACGGTATTGGAACTAAGGTATCTGTCTTATATGAGATGGGAAGAGATCGCTATCGAGCTTGGCTACGGTATCGACAATGTTTTCCGGCTTCATAGGAACGCCTTGGATGAAATCAAGATTCCGGAAAGAATACAGTAAAATCAAGTTCGATACAGTAAGCCTATGTGATATTGTTAAGATGGCAAAAGTGAAGGATGAGGAAGCCGTTGCGGGAATAACTGCAGCGGCTTTTTCTGTGGAAGAAAGAAGGTGGGCAGATGCCGAGGAAACCGAAGAAGCCGTGTGCTTATCCGGGCTGTCCCAACCTGACGGAAGGGAGATACTGTCCGGAGCACCAGAGCAAGGTGAACAGCGACTATGAGAAATACGGGAGAGATCCCCGGACAAAGAAGCGTTATGGAAGGGCGTGGAAAAGGATCCGCGATAAGTATGTGATGGAGCATCCGTTCTGTGAGCTGTGCTTCGAGCGTGGGATTATCGTGGAGACTGAGGAAGTGCATCATAAGAAGCCGCTGAGTGAAGGTGGCATACATGATCGGAGCAATCTGATCGCGCTGTGCAAGTCGTGTCACTCGCGCATACACGCGGACAGGGGCGACCGCTGGGGAAGGCGGCAGGGGGAGTGAAAATCCCCACGCGTATATCTCCCAGGGAACGGCGCGGGGGTCACACGCACAAAAAGAAGAAATCAAACGGGGTATTAACCCCGGCAGGGAATTGAGGTGAGGGAAATGGCCAAAGACGGGACCATGCGGGGCGGCCAGAGGGTCGGTTCTGGCAGAAAGTCCAAAGCCCTGACGGAGAAGATCGACAGCGGGCTTGCGGCGACGGTCATTGACCTTCCGGAGCCTGCGGAGTTCAGCGGCGAGGATGTTCCGCCGGTAAAGGACTTTCTGAAAGCTGCTCAGAAGAGCGGCATTGACCTGTGCGCGGAGGATGTGTTCAAGCAGACATTCCTCTAGCTGAAGGAAAGAGGGTGCGACCGGCTGGTGAACACTCAGCTGATCGAGCAATACGCGATGATGGTATCCAGATGGGTACAGTGCGAGACCTGCATATCGGAATACGGATTTCTGGCGAAGCATCCGACCACGGGGGCGGCGATAACAAGTCCTTATGTGACGATGAGTCAGAACTATCTGAAGCAGGTGAACCAGTGCTGGTATCAGATTTATCAGATCGTGAAGGAAAATTGCTCCGTGGAGTACGGCGGGGCAAGTCCGCATGACGATTTGATGGAAAGACTGTTATCAGCGCGGAAGAAATAGGAGGGTTTTGATGAAATATGTGAAGAAAAAGCTGTCAGACTTGAAGCCTTATGAGAACAATCCGAGGATAAATGATGAGGCGGTGGACGATGTTGCGGAGAGCATAAAGCAGTGTTCCTACATCGCACCGATCATCATTGACGAGGATGGGGTGATCCTTGCGGGTCATACCAGATACAAGGCTTTGAAGAAGCTGGGTTATAAGGAATGCGAGGTTGTCATTGCGTCCGATCTGACAGAAGAACAGAAGAAAAAATACCGTCTGTATGACAACAAGACGGCGGAGATGGCTTCCTGGGATCAGAAGAAGCTTTCTGCGGAATTGTGTGATGTGGATTTTCAGGGATATGATTTCGGTCAGCCTGAGACTGCGCTTCCGGATGATGAAATCGGTGAGGACGGTCCTAAGACGATGACCTGTCCGTGCTGCGGGGAGGTGTTCGAGGTATGAAGCTGGAAAGACTGAAATTATCGGAGATCACTCCGTATGAGAATAATCCGCGAAAGAATGATGACGCGGTGAATGCTGTTGCGGAAAGTATCCGTCAGTGTTCCTATATCACGCCGATCATTGTGGATGAAGATCATGTGATCATAGCAGGACATACAAGGTATAAAGCCTTGAAAGCTCTGGATTTTGATGAGGTGGAATGCCTGATCTGTGATGGTCTTACGGAGGAACAGAAAAAGAAATACCGGTTCCTGGATAACAAGACCGGTGAAAAGGCGACATGGGATCTAATGAAGTTGGAAGTTGAACTGGAGGGGCTTGACCTGGAAGGGTTCGACTTTTTTGGTATGGCGGCTGACCTGCCTGTGGATGGTGAGGGCGGCGGTTCTGACAAAGAGCTGACCGGAACCACGGAGTTTGATACGGAGGTGTTTGGGGATGAAGAGTTCAAATATGAATGCCCAAAATGCGGTTTCCGGTTCAACTGAGTTTCCGTGGAAGTGGAATCTGTCCGATCTGGATAAGAGACCGAAGCACGGACATACCGTGTTTTCCTGTTTCTCCTGCGGCGGCGGTTCCTCAATGGGATATAAACTGGCGGGCTTTGATGTCGTGGGTAACTGCGAGATCGATCCTGACATGATGAAGGTATATAAGCAGAATAACCATCCGAAGCATTCTTTCCTGATGGATATAAGGGATTTCCTGAAACTGCCGGATGAAAAGATACCTGAAGAGTTGTTCCATCTGGATGTGCTGGACGGTTCTCCGCCCTGCTCCGTGTTCTCAACAGCAGGGGTCAGGGAAGAAGGCTGGAATACGGAAAAGGTGTTCCGGGAAGGACAGGCAAAGCAGAGGCTGGATGACCTGTTCTTTTTCTTTATCCAGGTGGCGGCAAAGCTGAAGCCGAAAGTAGTGATCGCTGAGAATGTGAAGGGGCTTATTACCGGAAATGCGAAGGGATGGGTGAACCAAATCATAAAGGCGTTCGGTGATGCCGGGTATGATGTGCAGATATTCCTGTTTAATGCGGCGAGGATGGGCGTGCCTCAGAAAAGGGAGCGCGTCTTTTTTATCGCACACAGGAAGGATCTGGATTATCCGAAGCTTTCCATGAACTTCAATTCAAAGCCGATCCCGTTCGGTGATGTCAGGGAACCGTATGGAAAAACGATGGATGAAAACAGCCTTCAGGCCAAATTGCTCAAATACAGGATTCCATCTGACCGGTGCATTGCGGATATCAATGCCAGGGTGAGAAGGAAAAAGAACAGTGGGTTTACAACGCCGATTCTGTCAGATGATGAGCCTGCATACACCATTGTTTCCGGCAGCAGCCTGTATCGGATGTGTGACGGATTGCTATTGACGGATAAGGACATTGTCAGCTGCCAGACATTTCCTCAGGACTATGACTTCATGGATCAGAGCGTCCAGTATATCTGTGGTATGAGCGTCCCGCCGGTGATGATGGCGAAGATCTCCGAGCAGGTGTACCGGCAGTGGCTGAAGGGAAGTGATAACGGTGAAGATGCGGAAACTGAAGAAATATAAGCCGACGAAGTTCAGGGCGAAGGATTCCACTTATGATAAGGAAGCGGCGGATTTTGCTGTCAATTTCATAGAATGTCTGTGCCATACGAAGGGTACCTGGGCGGGAAAGCCGTTTGAACTGATCGACTGGCAGGAACAGATCATCCGGGATGTGTTCGGGACCATGAAACCGAACGGATACCGGCAGTTCAATACTGCGTATATTGAGATCCCGAAGAAACAGGGAAAGTCGGAACTGGCTGCGGCTGTGGCTTTGCTCTTATGCTGCGGTGATGGTGAAGAGCGTGCCGAGGTTTACGGCTGCGCGGCCGACAGGCAGCAGGCGTCCATCGTCTTTGAGGTTGCGGCGGATATGGTCAGGATGTGTCCGGCCCTAAATAAGAGGGTGAAGATACTGGCTGCACAGAAGCGGATCATATTCCAGCCGACAAACAGCTTTTATCAGGTGCTGTCTGCGGAAGCGTATTCAAAACATGGCTTCAATATCCACGGGGTTGTGTTTGATGAACTTCATACTCAGCCGAACAGGAAGCTGTTTGATGTTATGACCAAAGGTTCCGGAGATGCCAGGATGCAGCCTTTGTATTTCCTGATCACGACAGCCGGGACGGATACGAACAGTATCTGCTATGAAACGCACCAGAAGGCGAAGGATATCCTGGAGGGTCGAAAGATCGATCCGACATTTTATCCGGTAATCTATGGTGCGGATGAATCGGATGACTGGACGGATCCGAAGGTCTGGAAGAAGGCGAATCCTTCCTTGGATATCACGGTTGGTATTGACAAGGTGAAGGCGGCCTGTGAGTCGGCGAAGCAGAATCCGGGGGAAGAAAACTCCTTCCGGCAGCTGAGGCTGAACCAGTGGGTGAAACAGGCGGTCAGATGGATGCCGATGGAAAAATGGGATGCGTGTGCATTCCCGGTTGATGAAGATGAGCTTGAAGGGCGTGTCTGCTATGGCGGTCTGGACTTGTCGAGTACGACTGACCTGACGGCTTTTGCCCTGGTATTTCCGTCGGTGGATGACGAGGATAAGTACATTGTGCTGTCCTACTTCTGGGTTCCAGAGGAAACGCTGGATTTAAGGGTGAAGCGGGACCATGTTCCTTATGATGTCTGGGAGCGGAAGGGCTTTCTGGAAACAACGGAAGGAAATGTGGTCCATTACGCATATATCGAGAAGTTCATCGAGCGGTTGGGTGAGAGGTTTTATATCCGTGAGATCGCATATGACCGATGGGGGGCGACGCAGTTATCGCAGGATCTGGAAGGGATGGGATTCACGGTGGTGCCTTTTGGTCAGGGCTTCGCTTCGATGTCTCCGCCTACGAAGGAATTGATGAGGCTGGTGCTGGAACAGAAGATCGCGCATGGCGGTCATCCGGTACTCCGCTGGAATATGGATAACATCTATATCCGGACGGATCCGGCGGGCAACATCAAGGCGGATAAGGCGAAGTCCACGGAGAAGATCGATGGGGCTATCGCGATGATCATGGCGCTTGACCGGGCAATAAGATGTGGAAACGAGACTTCGGAATCTGTTTATGACAGCCGGGGTCTTTTGATTTTCTGAGGGCAGAAAAATGTTGATTTTATCATTGATCGGTTTCCTTGTGATCAGGGAAGCCTTAAATCAGGCATATGAAGGAGGGTGTGGCTATGGGAATACTTAGCGGTTTGTTTCGGAGCAGGGATAAGCCCACGGACAGGACGGCGGGAAGCGCGTATTCGTTCTTCCTCGGTGGTACCGCAAGCGGCAAGTATGTGACGGAACGGTCTGCAATGCAGATGACGGCGGTGTACTGCTGCGTGAGGATACTGTCCGAGGCGGTGGCGAGCCTGCCATTACAGTTTTACAGATATACCGATGATGGCGGTAAGGAAAAAGCGGTGGAACATCCGCTTTATTTTTTGCTCCATGACGAGCCGAATCCGGAAATGACTTCGTTCATCTTCAGGGAAACATTGATGACGCACTTGCTTCTGTGGGGGAATGCCTACAGCCAGATCATCAGGAATGGCAAGGGCGAAGTCGTGGCTCTGTATCCGCTGATGCCGGATCGTATGAAGGTTGACCGTGATGAACACGGACGGCTGTATTACGAGTACACGGTTTACGATGCGGACGATGTGGACGGCAGAAAAGGAACGGATAAGGTCGGAAGGATGGTAAGGCTTCAGACTCATGATGTGCTGCACATTCCGGGATTAGGGTTCGATGGTCTGGTCGGATATTCTCCGATCGCTATGGCGAAGAATGCTATCGGGCTTGCGATTGCCACGGAGGAATACGGCAGCAAGTTCTTTGCGAACGGCGCGGCTCCTTCGGGTGTACTTGAGCATCCGGGAACCATTAAGGATCCGAGTAAGGTCAGGGAAAGCTGGCAGAACACTTTCGGTGGTTCCGGGAATGCCAATAAGATTGCGGTTCTGGAAGAAGGCATGAAGTACACGCCGATCAGTATCAGTCCGGAGCAGGCTCAGTTTTTGGAGACAAGGAAGTTCCAGATTGATGAGATCGCGAGGATCTTTCGGGTGCCGCCTCATATGATCGGAGATTTGGAGAAGTCCAGCTTCAATAACATTGAGCAACAGTCGCTTGAATTTGTGAAGTACACTCTGGATCCCTGGGTATCGAGATGGGAACAGGCAATGGTCAGGGCTTTGCTTACGCCGGATGAGAAGAAGAAATACTTTTTCAAGTTCAATGTGGACGGACTTCTGCGCGGTGACTACCAGAGCAGGATGAACGGATACGCAACGGCAAGGCAGAATGGCTGGATGTCTGCAAACGATATCCGTGAGCTTGAAAACCTTGACCGCATACCGGCGGAACAGGGCGGCGACCTGTACCTAATCAACGGAAATATGACGAAGCTGGAGGATGCCGGAATATTTGCGGCAGATAGCAATAACGGGAAGGAGGAAGATCCTGATGAAGAAGTTTTGGAACTGGAAAAGCAGGAAGATCAGAGACCAGGCAGGCGAAGAGGTATCTGAGAGGGTGCTTTTCCTGAATGGAACGATAGCTGAGGAAAGCTGGTTTGACGATGATGTCACGCCGGCTCTTTTTAAGCAGGAACTGGATTCGGGTGAAGGCAACATCACGGTCTGGATCAACAGTCCGGGCGGTGACTGCGTGGCAGCGGCTCAGATCTACAACATGCTGATGGACTATAAGGGCGATGTCACGGTGAAGATCGACGGCATTGCGGCATCGGCGGCAAGCGTGATCGCTATGGCAGGGACGAAGGTTCTGATGAGCCCGGTTTCCATGATGATGATCCATAATCCGGCGACTATCGCTTTTGGCGATACTGCGGAGATGCAGAAGGCGATCAACATGCTTTCCGAGGTGAAGGAATCCATCATGAATGCCTATGAGATCAAGACCGGCATGAGCAGGACGAAGATCTCACATCTGATGGATGCAGAGACCTGGATGGATGCGCACAAGGCGGTGGAGCTTGGTTTCGCGGATGACATTCTGCAAAGGCAGGATGCGGCTGAGGCGGATGACCTTGAATCGCCGGAGGTGTCAATGCTCTATTCCAGGGCGGCGGTGACAAATTCGCTGATGGACAAGATCGCGGCGAAGTGTCATATCAAGGCGCCGGATGCCGATTGCACCGGTGCAACAGAAACTGAAAACGTAACTGATAACGGGCGTTCCGCTGAAGAGATCAGGGAACGCTTGAATTTTATCAAAAGATTCATTTAAGGAGGGTTTTTACCATGACTATTAAAGAGATGATCGAGAAGAGAGCGAAGGTGTGGGAGACTGCGAAGAATTTCGTGGATACCCATGAGAACGAGAACGGCGTGCTCTCCGCCGAGGACAACGCGACATACAGCCGTATGGAGCAGGAGATTGAGGATCTGACTGCGGCGATCGATCGCCAGCAGAGGGCTGAGGCAAGGGAAGTTGAGTTCAACAAGCCTGTTAATATGCCGCTTACCGGAAGACCTGCGAGACAGGATGTGGAGGAAAAGACCGGACGCGCTTCCAATGCGTACAAGGAAGATTTCGGTGCGCATCTTCGCGGAAAGAGACTGGTTCACAATGTTCTTTCCGAGGGTGTTCAGGCGGATGGCGGATATCTGGTTCCGGAAGAGTTCGAGCGTCAGATCGTGATGGGTCTGGATGAGGCGAACGTGGTGAGAGGTCTTGCGAAGGTCATTACCACAAGCGCTGAGAGAAAGATCCCGGTTGCAGCGACTCATTCCGAGGCCAAGTGGACGGCTGAGAACGGTGCTTATACCGAGAGCAATCCTACCTTTGACCAGAAGATCATTGATGCTTTCAAGCTTACCGATCTTGTGAAGGTTTCCATAGAGCTTCTTCAGGATTCTGCGTTTGATCTTGAAAGCTATATCGCGGCTGAGTTTGCGAGAGCGTTTGGTATCGCAGAGGAAGAGGCTTTCTGTGTAGGTACCGGAACCGGTCAGCCTACGGGTATCTTTACTGCGAACGGCGGACAGGTGGGCGTGACTGCTGCGGGTTCTATCGCTGTTACTGCGGATGAGCTTATCAGCCTTGTGTACGCTTTGAAGAGTCCTTATCGCAGAAACGCGAAGTTCCTTACGAATGACGCGACTATCGCTGCGATCAGGAAGCTGAAGGACGGCAACGGTGTTTATCTCTGGCAGCCTTCCCTTCAGGCAGGCGAGCCGGACAAGCTCCTGGGCTATGACCTCTACACCAGCCCTTATGTTCCGCAGATGGAAGCAGGTGCTTACTCTGTAGCGTTCGGTGATTTCAAGAATTACTGGATCGCTGATCGCGCTGGAAGAACCGTGCAGAGACTCAATGAGCTTTACAGCACTAACGGCCAGGTCGGCTTTGTTGCTACGGAGCGCGTTGACGGCAAGGTCATTCTTCCGGAGGGCATCAAGCTCCTGAAGATGAAGGCGTAAGGATAACGGATAACAGATAACAGGGCTGCTGTATCGGACGATATGGCAGCCCGGATTATGGAGGTGCGAGATGAGCGATTATAACGCGAAGAATTATACAGAGCAGGGCGGCGATGTGACTCATATCGGCGGAAAGATCGTGTATGACAACGGTCTGATGCCGAATATGAGCACGGCTGATGTGACCAGTGACACGGTTGCAAAGGTTAGGACCACTCTGAATGCTCTGATCACGAAGCTTAAAAATGCGGGCCTTATGGTAGGCGATGCCTTTACCATGCAGTACGCGGCGGTGACAGACAGTGTTGCCGGTCATGCGGATCGTTCCTATAACACAGGAAAGATTTCTAATGTTGCCGTGGATAATGACGCGCATACGATTACGATCACTTTGTCTGATAAGGTGAAGAACCTTAAAGATTTTGAGGCCGGTAATGGATGGGGCAAGCATAAGTGGCTGGGCGTAGGTCTTGGTGTCGGGATTTCTCCGATCACCGGTCTTTATTACAACGGAACCGTTTTGGGCGATGAAGATGTTACTGAGGCTTCGCAGTGTGACCTGAGCGCCGGATACTTTGTCCGCTGGGTTGCGGCTGATTTGGTGCTTGCCAGTGATAACACGGAGAAGTCGGTGGATACCTTTACGCTCTGGGCGGATGGTTATGCGGAAACGGCTTATAAGCTTGTGATCGTGGAGCCGGATGAAGAGTAAGAAATGTGAGGCGGTGGAGAAATCTGCCGCCTTTATTGTGAGGTGAGTTCAGATGACTTTGACTGTGGAAGAAATGAAGAATTATCTGCGGATTGATTTCGAGGATGATGATTCCCTGATTGAAAACTTCATAACAGCCGGAAAAAAGCAGTGCATGGATATCCTGCGGACGGATGATGAGGCTGATCTGGATGCCTGTGCCAACGGGAAGATCGCTGTGATGTTTACAGTGGCCTATCTGTATGAGCACAGGGAGGAAGCTGATCATCATGCGATGGATCTGACTCTTCGGGCATTGCTGTTCGGCAGCCGGAAGGAGGGATTCTGATGGATGTGGCGGCTTTAAGGTCTAAGGTGACATTCCAGAAGAATGAAACTCTGACAGACAAGTACGGCAATCATAAGAATGTCTGGACGGATTACTATACCTGCTTTGCCACAATCGGCGGCGAAGGGATGGCAAGTTCCAAGGAAGAGCAGGTTGCCGGAACTACGGTTGAGAAAGCTTCCATGACGGTATCGGTCAGGTACTGCCGGAAAGTGGCCGCCATTGATTCCACGCATTACAGGGTTTTGTTCATGGGTGAGCTTTATAACATCGAGAACATTGACCACATGAATTTCAGGAAGAAGTCGCTGAAGTTCACCTGCAGGAAGGAGCGGCGATGAGTCAGACGATAAAGATTGATCAGCTGGCGGATACCGTGATGAAGGGCATGGAAGAATACGCGAAGCTTGCGGCGGATGATCTAAAGAAGGATGTCAAGAAGGCTGGCGATACCGTGAAAAAGCAGATCGAGAGTACGGCTCCGAAGAAGACCGGGAAGTATTCCAGAAGCTGGGCGGTGAAGAAGACCAGGGAGACTTCGGATTCCATTCAGGTCGTGGTGCATTCCAAGCGGTACCAGCTGACGCATCTTTTGGAGTTTGGCCATGCGAAGAGGGGCGGCGGAAGGACAAGGGCTTTTCCGCATATCGCTCCGGCGGAACAGGCTGGTATTGAGCAACTGACAAGGGATATCGAGCGGGATTTACAGAAGGGCGGTTAGCGATGATGGAGATATTGCTTTTGGGATTCGTTATTGCTGTCGGGATCACCGGGAGAGGCGTGTTTATCTATCACGGCACACGACGCGGAGAAAAATGCCGCGGGTATCCCTATAACTGCCCGGTCTGCCGTCATGCCGCAGAGTGCATTATCGAGATCGGGAGGAAGAAGGATGACGCATGAAGAAGTGATGCAGATGCTGGCTGAACTGGATATCCCTTTTGCTTATGACCATTTTGCTGAAGGGGAAAGTCCTGATCCGCCGTTCATCTGCTTTTTATTTCCGGGTTCGGAGAACTTTGCCGCGGACAACGTGGTCTATATGGAGTTTTCCAACCTGAGCATTGAGCTTTATACCGATGAAAAGGATCCGGAACTGGAAGACAGGGTTGAGGCTGTGCTGAATGAGTATGAGCTGTTCTGGAACAAATCGGAGGTATGGATCGATTCAGAGAAACTATACGAAGTGCTGTACCAGATGACGGTATAGCGGAAAGAGAGGTTAATTATGTCGAGTACAAATAACAAGGTGAAGTTCGGCCTTAAGAACTGCCATTATGCGAAGGCTACCCTTGATCCGGATACCAATGCCGTGACATTTGGTACGCCTGTCGCTATTCCCGGAGCGGTGAACCTGTCGCTTGATCCGGAGGGTGATACCGAGCCGTTTTACGCGGACGATATGGTTTACTACACTACGGTCGCAAATAACGGATATTCAGGCGACTTGGAGATCGCGCTTATTCCTGAGAGTTTTCGCAAGGATATCCTGAAGGAAACAGAGGATGCGAACGGTGTGCTTGTGGAGGATTCCACGGTGGAGCCGGAGCATTTCGCTCTTCTTTTCGAGTTCTCCGGGGACAAGAAAAAGATCAGGCACTGCATGTATTACTGTACTGCCGCAAGACCGACCATCGAGGGCAAGACCAATGAGGACAGCAAGGAAGTGCAGACAGAGAAGCTGGAGATTACAGCGACTCCGCTTCCGAACGGGCTTGTGAAGGTGAAGACCGGGGCGAATACTTCCGACGCGGTTTACAACGGATGGTATTCAGGCGTTTATCAGACGGAGCACGCTCAGGTATCCGCAGTGCTTACCGGCATCACGATCGGAAGCCTTCAGCTTACGCCTTCCTTTGATGCAGGCACCACTTCCTACACGGCTGAGACCATGAATGATGAAGATGTCGTATCGGCTACGGCGGCGAGCGGAACAGCGGTGACGATCCTTGTGAACGGTGCGGCTCATACCAGCGGCAATGATGCGACCTGGGAGAGTGGAACTAATACGGTGACAGTGATCGCGAGCAAGACCGGATGCACCAGCACGGCTTATACCGTAACGGTGACAAAGAACGGACAGGGTTGATTCATGTAAGGGCAGGGCTGCGGCTCTGCCCAATCTTGTGATTGGAGGAAAGTGAAATGGCACTTACAAAGACAGTGAATATTGATGGCAAGGATGTGACTTTCAGGGCTTCCGCTGCCATTCCGAGGATATACAGGAACAGGTTTCACAGGGATATCTACAAAGACCTGAATGACTTGCAGAAGAGCGTTGGCGAAGGTGATCCGGAGGTTTCCACGCTGGACGGGTTATCGCTGGAACTGTTCGAGGATATCAGCTACATCATGGCGAAGCATGCGGATCCGAAGGGTGTTCCTGATACTCCGGATGAGTGGCTGGATCAGTTTGGGACATTTTCCATTTATCAGGTGCTGCCGGAGATCATCGAGCTTTGGGGCCTGAATGTGCAGACGCAGGTGGAGAGTAAAAAAACTTCGAGCGACTGACCGGGAAATGACAACACCGCTCCTGCTTCTGAGAGCGGTGCAGCTTGGCGTGCATATCAGCGAGATGGACCTTTTAACTATCGGAACCATCAATGATATGTACACAGAGATGCAGCGGGATGATGAACCTCATGCCCAGATCGCATCTCAGGATGATATGGATCGATTCTAAAAGGAAGGAGGCAGAGCGATGGCTGGACGGATCCAGGGTATCACCGTTGAGATAGGCGGCGATACCACAAAATTACAGACAGCTCTTAAGGGCGTAAATACGGAGATCAGAAATACTCAGAGCCAGCTGCGTGATGTCGATAAGCTCCTGAAACTTGATCCGGGGAATACGGAACTTCTGGCACAGAAGCACAGGCTCCTGGGGGATGCCGTCAAGGAAACGAAGGAAAAGCTGGAGACCTTGAAAACGGCAGCGGAACAGGCTGAGCAGGCATTGAAGGACGGAACGATCACACAGGATCAGTATGACGGCCTACAGCGTGAGATTGTTGAGACAGAACAGAAGCTGAAGTCATTGGAGGAACAGGCGAAGGCTTCCGGCACGGCTCTTCAGAACATTGCCGCAAAGGGTGAGAAGCTGAAGACGGTTGGCGACAATATCAGTAATGTCGGAACAAAGCTTCTTCCGGTAACGGCAGGTGTTGTGGGACTTGGTACAGCGGCGGTGAAAACTGCCGCTAATTTTGACTCTGCCATGAGCAAGGTGGCAGCGGTTTCCGGTGCTACTGGAAAAGACCTGGATGCACTGAGAGATAAAGCTCGTGAGATGGGAAGCAAGACAAAGTTCTCCGCATCTGAGGCAGCTGAAGCCATGAATTATATGGCGATGGCTGGAAGACGGAAGATATGCTTTCCGGTATTGAGGGCGTAATGAACCTTGCGGCTGCTTCCGGAGAGGATCTGGCTACAACTTCCGATATCGTAACGGATGCCCTTACAGCATTCGGATTGTCGGCAAAGGATTCCGGGCATTTCGCAGATATTCTTGCAGCGGCTTCAAGCAATGCAAATACGAATGTGTCCATGATGGGTGAGACCTTTAAGTATTGCGCTCCGATTGCCGGAGCTCTTGGTTTTTCTGCTGAGGATACAGCTGAAGCAATCGGTCTGATGGCCAATGCAGGTATCAAAGGTTCTCAGGCTGGTACTGCACTCCGAACCATCATGAACAATCTGTCCGGGGATGTGAAGATCTGCGGTTCTTCCATCGGAGAGGTTACGGTTGCTACGACAAATGCGGATGGGTCTATGAGAGACCTGAGCGATATCCTGGCTGACTGCCGGACGGCGTTTGCAGGATTGACTGAATCAGAGAAAACTCAGGCGGCTGAGAGTCTGGTCGGAAAGAATGCGATGTCCGGATTCCTGGCTCTGATGAATGCCGGGGAAGGTGATATCAATAAGCTTTCTTCAGCGATTGATAACTGTGACGGATGTGCGGCGGGCATGGCTGAGACCATGAATGATAACCTTGCCGGGCAGCTGACGATTCTGAAATCACAGTTGCAGGAACTGGCAATCTCTTTCGGAGAATTGCTGATGCCTGCGATCAGAACGATTGTCGGATGGATCCAGAAGTTTGTGGACTGGCTCAATTCGATGGATGAAGGCACAAGGAAGGTCATTGTGACCATTGCACTGGTGGCTGCAGCTATCGGTCCGGTGCTGATTATCGTCGGAAAAGTTATTTCAGCCGTGGGTACCATTATGACATTGGTGCCGAAGCTGGCGGGCGTGATCAATGCGGCTAAGGGTGTGTTTGCTGCTTTCAATGCGGTATGCGCGGCAAATCCGTATGTACTGATCATAGCGGCTATTGTGGCTCTGGTGGCGGCTTTCATCTATCTCTGGAATAACTGCGAAGAGTTCCGGCAGTTCTGGATTGACCTGTGGGAGAGTATCAAAGAGATTGCTGTTGCTGTATGGGAGGCATTGAAGGAATTTTTCACGGCTGCTTGGGAAGCTATCAAGACCACGGCGGTGACGGTCTGGAACGCGATCAAGGATTTCTTTACCGGTCTTTGGGAGGGTATCAAGAATATCTTCACAACTGTGGTAAATGCGATCAGCACCTTCCTGACCAATGCCTGGAATGCGATAAAGAATACCGTGACGACTGTATGGAATGCGATCAAGACATTTTTCACGATGGTCTGGGAAGGAATCAAGAATATCGTTACCACAGTGGTGACGGCGATCTCTACATTCCTGACTACGGCATGGAACGGGATTAAGACCGCGATCACAACGGTGCTGAATGCCATCAAGTCTGTGGTAACTACGGTATGGAATGGCATCAAGTCAGTCATTACCACAGTGGTAAATGCGATAAAAACGGCGGTCACGACAGCCTGGAATAATATCAAGTCTGCGGTATCGACGGCAGCTAATGCCATAAAGAATGCCGTATCGAACGCTTTCAATGCTATGCTGAACGGTATCAAGAATGTATGCGGAAATATCTATGGCGCGGTGAAGAGCGGATTTGATAAGGCGATCAATTTCGTGAAGAATCTGGCGTCAGAAGCATTCCAGTGGGGCGCTGATTTCATCGGCGGCATCGTGAACGGTATCAAGTCCATGATCGGCAAGGTCGGGGACGCGGTTTCATCGGTTGCGGATAAGATCAGGAGCTTCCTGCATTTCTCCGTGCCGGATGAAGGTCCACTTACGGATTATGAGAGCTGGATGCCGGACTTTATCGGCGGTCTGGCCAAGGGCATTGAGAAGAGCCGGGGCATGATCGAACAGGCGATGCAGGGCGTGACCGGGGATATGACGATCACTCCGAGAGTGATGGCTGCGCAGGGCGGTTATTCTGGCGGTGGAGTGAATGGCGCGGAGCTGATCTCCGGTATCAACACAGCATTAAACACGGCTCTTGCCAGTGGCGGTGCTGCAGGGGATATCGTTATTCCTGTTTATATCGGCGGTGACATGATCGATGAGATCGTGGTTACGGCTCAGCAGAGAATGAATCTGAGAAGTGGAGGCAGGTAATATGGCACATATGCAATATCTGGTTTTCAATAATGAAAACATACCGATGCCTGCCTCTTATTCCGTGAATCTGTCGGATGTGGAGGCAGACAGCGGCGGCGTGACGGAAGCCGGAACCACACAGAGGGATGTTGTCCGTGAAGGTGTGGTTCAGATCGGAGTGACCTTCCGGGTATCAAAGAAGTGGCTGAATAAGTTTTCGGCATATAAGAAGCTGGCGAGTATCACCGTGGGATATCTGGATACGGAGACAAGCAATATCGTGAATACACAGATGTATATTGACGGGTATCAGGTGAAGCTGGTCAGTGATACAAGCTATGGGAGCTTGTGGGAGGTGAGCTTCACATTGAAAGAGTTCTGATTTGCTGTTATGATTATGCTCTTCCCTGACGAAAAATAAAAAAGATGAAAATTACTATTGACTCTCACCTTCCGTGATAGGCTACGATATCTTCATCAAGAAACAGGAGGATGATCATAATGAAAACAGTTAAAGAAGTATCGGAGCTTACAGGTATCTCAGTGCGCACGCTTCATTATTACGATGAAATTGGGCTTTTTAAGCCTACGGAAGTAACGGAAGCAGGATATCGGCTTTATGACGATAAAGCCATAGAGAAGCTTGGACAGATACTGGTATTTCGTGAGTTGGATCTTCCGCTTGCGGATATTAAACTCATCATGGACAATCCTGATCTTGATCACAACAGCGTTTTGGCAAAGCAGCGTGAAATGCTCTGTCTTAAAAAGCAGAGATTGGAACGCATTATTGCCAACATAGACAATATGTTGAAAGGAGATCATGATATGGACTTTACCGTATTTGATGAAACGGAACTTCGAGCTATGTTTTCAGATATGCTACAGAACATGAATGAATCGCAGAAGCAGATTTTCATTGAGCGTTACGGCAGCATTGAGGCTTGGGAGAAGCACATGATAGAGGGCGCTTCCGACGAAAAGGTTCAAAAGAACTATGCAAAAGTGGTTGAATGGTATGGAAGCAAGGAGGCTGTAAAGGAATCTTTGAAGAATCCGCCAAAATCTGAAGTGTTTACCGCATATCAGAAGAGAATCGGAAGCATTCAGAAGAAACTTGCTGATATGAAGGGAACGGATGTGAATTCGTTTGAAGTTCGACAGTTGATCGGTGAATATGATTTTGTTGCGAAACAGCTTTATCGGGTTGATGATGCAAAACCGCTTTTGATGGATATTGCAAAGGGATACCAGGAAAATGAAGAACTGGCACAAGGTGTAGATTCTGTTTATGGAGATGGATCCGCAAAATATATTGGAGAAGCGATAGAAGCATTCTATACGACGCCGGGATTCTTCAAATAATCAGATAGGATTGAGTAAAACGTAAAGGGATCGGGAAACCGGTCCTTTTATCATGTCCGGAGGGAGGTGGTCATTTGTATCCGGTAAGCTCAGCTTTCCTGAATGCGGTGAAGGCGAATACAAGAAAATATTACTGGACGGGCAGGATCACAACGACTGTCGAGACGGTTTATAACTTTGATCAGGAAGATATGGTCAAGGGGAGCGGATATATCACAAGTCAGTGCTGCGGAAGTACGGAGATCGAGCTGGGAACCGTGTATGCCGCGGAGATGGGGATTTCGCTTTTCTCAGATATTGACCGATACACTCTGGAAGATGCGATTGTGGAACTGTTTTATCATCTGCAGATTGCGGGCGGTTCCTATGAAACAATCCCGATGGGGATCTTTGAAGTATCGGAGGCAAACAGAAAAGCGAAGTGCCTGGAGATCAAGGCGTATGATTACATGGTTCGTTTTGAGAAGGCTTTTACTTCATTGGAATCCATCGGTAACGCCTATGATTTCATGGTGCTTTGCTCTACGGCCTGTGATGTGACATTGGCTCAGGACAGGGCAACGATCGAGGCGATGCCGAACGGGTCAGAGAACCTGTCCATCTATTCTGATAATGACATTGAGACATACCGCGATGTGCTGTTCTATGTGGGACAAGTGCTTGGCGGTTTTTTCGTGATCAACAGAGCCGGAGAGCTGGAACTTCGGAAGTATGGGAATCAGTCTGTGCTGACTGTGGAGAGAAAGCACAGGTTCACTTCCAGTTTTTCGGATTTTATCACGAGATATACGGCAGTATCGTCAACTAACCTGCGGACGCAGATTGCGGAGTATTATGCGCTGGATCCGGATGATGGGCTGACCATGAATCTGGGTGTAAATCCGCTTCTGCAGTTTGGTCTGGAAGAGACCAGGCGGCAGCTCTGCGAGAATATCCTGAATGACCTGTCGGTAGTGAATTATGTTCCGTTTGATTCGGACACGATCGGAAATCCGGTGCTGGATGTTGGAGATATTCTTTCCTTTACCGGAGGTCAGGCGGATGCGACGAAGATTGCCTGCATTACATCGAACAGCATCAAGATCGGTGGCAGGCAGAGTATCAAGTGCGTGGGAAAGAATCCGAAGCTGTCCCAGGCGAAGAGTAAGAATGACAAGAATATCTCCGGGCTTCTGGCTCAGATCGAGGCAGGGAAGATCGGGATTCATACATTTACCAATGCTTCAGCGTTCACGGTTCAGAATGTGGATACGAAGATCATTTCCATCGAGTTTGCCACGACGGAAGCGAACCATGCGCAGTTCTTCGGTCAGGTTATCGTGGATATCACAGCTGATCAGGTGACGAAGACGGCAACGGCATCCGGGGATGTGGTTATCCCGTCTGTTGCGGTGGATGAGCCGGAGCCTTTGGATCCTGATAATCCGGAGGTTATCGGTAACACGGAAGAGCAGACGGTGAGCGTTTCACTTCCGATCAGCTGGACAGAGGACGGTCATGCGGATGTGATCTTTACCTTTGAGTTCAATAACCAGATGATCCCGGTGCATTATCCGCAGGAACATTGGTGCAGCGGGCGACATACGATCCTTCTGTATTATCCGATTGAGAATGTGGTGCCGAATTATACGAACATTTTCAATGTCTATATGAGATGTTCCGGCGGTACGGCAGCGGTGGATACAGGATTTTGTATCGCATCGATCTCCGGTCAGAGCATGGGTGCATCTGCGGCATGGGACGGCAGGATCGATATTGAGGAATATGTGGATCTCTTTGTTATGGGTAATGGCACCAATCCTGAAAGACTTCAGGTGAAAGCGTTCACGGAGTCTCAGGCATGGGAGATCAAGGAAACGGTGAAGAGGTTCTATTCCGATGTGAAAGCCGGAAGAACAAGTGTCGGAGGCTTCGCAATGCCGGTTGATGTACCGGGAAGCAATTCATGATAGGAGGCGCTTATGAAAAGATATAGTGGAAATCTGACCATAGAGTTAGAGGATGTGAATACGGGGACGGTAGAAACCGTCTCCGAAACGAATATGGTGACGAATGCGGTGAATGACCTTCTGGGCGTGAATCCGATGGGAGTCATGTATAAGGCTGGCGGTCAGTATGATGATTCTCTGACATGGAATGATGAGCTGCTTCCGATCTGTCCAAACATGATAGGGGGCATACTTCTTTTTCCGAGTTCCATTACAGAGCAGGCGGATAATCTGTACCTTCCTTCAACGAATCTGCCGGTGGCGTATGCGTCAAATGATGTAAATGCTACGGCGAATACAAAGAGGGGGAGCATGAACCTTGTGGAGAGCGAGGCGCTGAGCAACGGATATAAATTTGTCTGGGAGTTCACACCTTCACAGGGCAACGGCACGATCGCGGCAGTGGGGCTTACTTCTAAGCATGGCGGAGCTAATGCTTACGGTTCTGATGTTGCGGTGGATTCGACATTGCTACAGATCAAGAAGGTCAGCCTGGATGATGAGGATGGTTTCATCAATGATCTGTTCCGCTGCGTGACGGTGGACTTTACGAATGCGAAGCTGTATTCGCTGTCTTATGCCAGCAATACCGTGACGATCAAGAAATACAGGATCCCGGTGTTTGACATCGGGCTTAATGAGAAGCTGGATGACAGTACGCTGAAGCTGGAAGATACCACGGTGCTGCAGTGCCAGACTTTTCGCTTCTATGGAAGCTATACGCCGTATGGAATCTTCATGGATGGCGGTGACGGGTATTGGTACGGCTTTTCCAATCAGGGCAATTCATCAGGCAGCGCTACGGTACTCTGGATCAAGATCAAACAGAGCGACTATACATTCACGGAAGGAAGCTGGACGATTTCCAATGCCACATTGATGACGATGGGAAGCTTTAAGGAAGGATCCAGTTATCCGTCCGGTAACAGAAGCGCAGTGGTAAGGAACGGATATCTGTATGTTCCTTCTTATGACAAGACCGGGGTTTACAAGATCAATATATCCAACAGTACGGATGTGACGCTGATTTCTCTTGGCTTTACATCAACAATGAAATGTCTTGGTGAGACAGGAAGCTGCGACTGCTGCATGTCGCTCATCAATGATATCATCGTTGCTTACGATTTTGAGATTGATGTGAGCGACAATGTGTTGGCGACCTATGCCGGGACAAGATGCGGGAATGTGTCCACACCGTTCTTCCAGTACAAGGAATATGTCTTTGCCTGGGGCGGCGCTTATCTGAACCAGTACAGATATACATGGATCCTTACACCGTATCTGGCGACGATCAGTAATCTGTCGCAGGCGGTTGTTAAGAATGCGGATAAGACGATGAAGATCACTTATACGCTGACGGAGACAACGGTGTAGGCTCCGGGTAACTGAATAACTGTTTTCAAGGGATGGCTTCGGCTGTCCCTTTTGTTTTGAAACGAAATGGAGGGATTTGCGATGAAAGAGTTTTGGAATGTGATACAGGCGATATTTGCGGCTGTGGGCGGATGGCTTGGGTATTTCCTTGGAGGCTGTGACGGGCTTTTGTACGCGCTTCTGGCTTTTGTGGTGCTGGATTATATCACCGGGATCATGTGCGCGGTGGCGGATAAGAAGCTTTCGTCTGCCGTGGGCTTTAAGGGAATATGCAGAAAAGTATTGATCTTTGCTCTGGTTGGTATCGGGCATCTGTTGGATGTTCAGATTTTTGGTGAGACCGGAGTGCTGAGAACAGCGATCATTTTCTTCTACCTGAGCAATGAAGGGCTTTCGGTGGTGGAGAATGCTGCGTATCTGGGACTTCCGATTCCTACGAAGCTGCACAAGGTATTGGAACAGCTCCATGACAGAGCTGAGAAGGAAGATGATGAGAAGGACGGTGAGAAGTAATGGGATACACGAATAGTTCTATGGTGGCTTATACGAAACTGAGCCCGAACCATTCCGGGCAGAGGACGCACAGCATTGACCGCATCACGCCTCATTGTGTTGTGGGCCAGTGTACGGCTGAAGGTCTTGGAGACTGGTTCGCAAAGAGCAGCACACAGGCATCCAGCAATTACGGCATCGACAAGGACGGTCGTGTCGGAATGTATGTTGAGGAAAAGAACCGTTCTTGGTGTTCTTCTTCCGGGGCTAATGACCAGAGGGCGATCACGATCGAGTGCGCATCTGATACTTCGGAGCCTTATGCTTTCAGAGATATAGTTTATCAGAGGCTAATTGAGCTCTGCGTGGATATCTGTAAGCGTAACGGAAAGAATAAGCTGATCTGGTTCGGGGATAAGGATAAGACGCTGAATTATTCTCCGAAGAGCGGAGAGATGATCCTGACGGTTCACAGGTGGTTTGCAAATAAATCCTGTCCGGGGAACTGGATGTATGCGAGGCTGGGAGATCTGGCAGAGAAGGTGACGAAGGCGCTGGACGGAAGTTCTGATTCTGGCGGTGGTTCTGCGGTAAAAGGTACGCAGGCATCTGTCCTGAAGAATATCTCCGAGGCGGAAGCAATCAAGAAGGTCGGTGCTCTGTTCACTGCTGATCAGAAGAAAAGCGGTATCCTGGCATCGGTTTCTCTTGCACAGTTTATCCTGGAATCCGGCTGTGGGAAGTCGGAGCTTGCGCAGAATGCCAATAATATCTTCGGAATGAAGTGTAGCCTGTCAGGGAATACTTGGAGCAGTTCAAGCTGGGATAGAAAGAGCAAGTACACGAAGAAGACGCAGGAACAGCACACGGATGGAAGCTATGAGACAATCACGGCTGATTTCCGGAAGTATCCCTGCATTGAGGATTCGATTGCTGATCATTCCGCCTATCTGCTTGGAGCGATGAACGGAAAGAAGCTGAGATATGACGGGCTGAAGGGATGTACGGATTATAAGAAGGCTGTGCAGATCATCAAGGACGGCGGCTATGCAACAAGCCTGACCTATGTGGAGAAGCTTTGCTCCATCATCGAGAAGTGGAACCTGACACAATATGATGTGAAGGATTCCGGCGATGGTGAAGCGATCCGCTGGTACCGTGTCAGGAAGACCTGGGCGGATAGCAAGACGCAGAAAGGCGCTTATAAGATTCTGGACAATGCGAAGAAGTGTGCTGACCAGAATCCGGGCTATAAGGTGTTCGATGCGGATGGTAAGGTGGTGTATGAGCCTAAGGTTGCTGAGCCTGAGGTGAAGGTGCCGTTTTTGGTGAAGGTCAGTATCTCTGATCTGAATATCCGCAAGGGTCCTGGAACGGATTACGGCAGGGTTCAGTTCTGCCCGGTCGGAGTATATACCATAGTGGAAGTGAAGTCCGGTAAGGGATCAACGGCTGGATGGGGAAGGCTGAAGAGCGGGATCGGATGGCTGAGTTTGGATTTCGTGAAGAGAGTGTAAACTGAATAACGAATCGTTATTGAGCCTGCGGGCATTGGGAGAAATCCTGGTGTTCCGCAGGCTTTTTTATTTTTTTGTGACAAAAAGCACCTGGAAATCGGAATCGGGTCGTTTCGGGAACTTATGTCTTCCAAAGAGATAAGGGAGGTTTGAGCTATGTATATTCTGGAATATAAGGACGGGGTGAAGCCGGATAAGCTGAGCCCTAAAGCAAAGGCGAATATGGAGCGCTGTGCGAATTTCCTTGTGGAGATGATAGACAAATACGGGAAAGAGGTTCTGGAAGAGATTGAAGCGGAGGAGCGGTCAGGAACCGGAGGGGATCACGAAATCAAACATGATGGGGAATGAATGGAGCGTCGTTTGCAAAATTTTTGCGAACGGCGCTTTTAGCGCTGACAGACATATAAAAGCCCGACATAATGAAAGTCCGGGGTACTGTGTGACGATGAGCAACCGAAGGGAGGGATACGGTGAAGAAGAAAAAATGCTATATCTACACGCGTGTTTCCACGGCGGCTCAGACAGAAGGATACAGCCTGGAGGCACAGCAGGAACGGCTGAGAGAGTATGCAGATTATAAGAACCTTGAAATTGCCGGTGAATACTGTGATGCCGGAAAGTCCGGGAAGAGCATAGTTGGAAGACCATCATTTTTGAAGATGTTGGAAGACATATCCAGCGAAAAAGATAACATTTCATTTGTATTGGTCTTCAAGCTGTCACGATTCGGACGGAATGCAGCGGATATCCTGAAGTCTCTGCAGTTGCTGGAAGATTACGAAGTGGATCTGATCTGCGTGGAAGATGCCATAGACAGCTCCACTCCGGGAGGAAAGCTCACTCTGACAATTCTGTCCGCGGTTGCCGAGATCGAGCGTGAGAACATCAATGTTCAGTTCATGGCGGGAAAGATGCAGAAGCTCTTGAACGGTGGATGGCCGGGCGGACCTGCTCCATATGGATATCGGAGTGTGAACAAAGAATTGCAGGTCGAGCCGGAAGAGGCGGAAATCGTCAGGTTAATCTTTGATAAGTACATACAGGATGATGGGACACTGAACGGCGTGGCAATCTGGCTGAACGATAACGGATATACGCGGATCAGCAAGAGTGAAGAAAAGCCATTTACCTATGACTTCATCGTCAATGTCCTGGATAATCCTATCTATCACGGGAAGCTGAATTACAACCGCAGGACAAATCTGAAGGGTGTTAAAAGGAAGCCGAAGGATGCAATCGAGGTTGACGGAATCCATGAGGCAATCGTTTCCGATGAATTGTGGCAGCAAGTAAGGGATAAGAGAGAAGCCTGCTCTGCAAATAACGACAAGGTGGATGAACCGGAGCGGGTGAGCCTGTTGTCAGGATTGATCAAATGCCCGGCGTGTGGCAACGGCCTGATTGCTTCTAAGAATAAGCATGTCAATAAGAACAGGGGCGGTCATTACAAGACCATACATTATTATTCCTGCCGGTATTACAGGCGATCGGCCGGAAGGGCGTGCGGATTTAAGCACACTTACAATCAGGTGAAGATCGATTCCGCAGTATATGAGATCGTCAGCAACCTTGGCAATCATCCGGCATTTGAAGAAGCTATGTCAAAGGCGTATGGCGGCGATGAATCTGTGGAAGGATATGAAAAGCGGATGAAGGAAATACGCAAGGATCTGTACCATCAGGAACATGAGAAAAACCGCCTTGGCGAAGAACTTGATAATCTGGATGTCTTATCGGATGATTACGACTCTGATTATGAAAGAATCCAGGGTGAGATCGATGATATCTATGACAGGATAGAGTCGCTGGAGCTATCGCTGAAGAGGCTGAAGAAGAAATATAAGGAAGCACAGAAGGGAATCCGTTCCGTGGACGGAATCCGAACAATACTTCAGAACTTCAGCAAATTCTTTAGCAAGATGACCTGTGAAGAACAACGTGAGCTATACCGTCATTTTATTGAACGGATAGAGGTATATCAGGAAGAGCAGGAAGACGGAAGGGTGCTTAAGAGCATTTATTTTCGGTTTCCGGTCAGATATGGCGAGACCGATACCGTTGAAACCTGGATCAACGCTGAAGGGAAGCCGGATGAAGAGATTGCCTTTGTGCTGGATTGCAATGAGGTCCGTGTGACGGTTGCAGAAGCAAAAGCGACTTACGCGGAGATCCGGGCATATGTGCTGGAGCATACGGGAATGAAGGTTTCTTCGCTATACATAGCTCAGATCAAGAGAAAATACGGCATTGATATCGGGATAGCGTACAACAAGCCTGAGAAAAATAGGAACCGGGTGCCGGTATGCCCGAAGGATAAGGAACTGGCAATCATGGATGCCCTTAAGGCTTTCAGGATGTTGACGGAAGATACGGAATATATGGAGGTTGCGGTATGAAGAAGAAAAAATTGAAATGTTATATCTACATCAGAGTGTCCACATCGATGCAAGTCGAGGGATACAGTCTGGAAGCGCAGAGGGAGAGGCTGACCAAGTTTGCAGACTTTCAAGATATCGAGATCGTCAGGGAATATTGTGACGCAGGAAAGTCCGGTAAGAATATCACCGGCAGACCTGAGTTTTCCCAGATGCTGAACGATGTGGCGGAAGACCGTGACGGTGTGAACTTCATTCTGGTATTCAAACTGTCGAGGTTCGGACGAAACGCAGCGGATGTCCTCAATTCTCTTCAGTACATACAGGATTTTGGCGTAAACCTGATCTGTGTAGAGGATGGGATTGATTCTTCCAAAGATTCCGGTAAGCTGACTATTACAGTTTTGTCCGCCGTTGCCGAAATAGAAAGAGAAAACATTCTGGTTCAAACGATGGAAGGCCGAAGGCAGAAAGCCAGAGAGGGCAAGTGGAATGGCGGACAGGCTCCATTCGGATATACGCTTGATTCCAAGAACAGTACACTGATCGTCAATCCGGAAGAAGCAGAGATCGTCAGGATCATCTTCAACAAATTTGTGAATGAGGGTTTAGGAGCTGAGCACATTTGCGATTATCTGAACCAGCACGGATATACCAAAAAGAAACTCAAAAAGAATGAGCTGAACTACTTCGCCCGGAGTTTCATCATGAAGATCCTTGATAATCCGGTTTATACAGGAAAGATTGCTTACGGCAGGAGCGTGACGGAAAAGGTCAAGGGCAGCAGGGATGAATATAAGCGGGTGCGGGCGGATGATTATATGCTGGTGGACGGGATGCATGAAGCAATCATCGATCAGGAAATGTGGGAGGCTACCCGACTCAGGAGAAATGATACCGGTATTAAGTGGGAAAAGACGCACAGCCTTGATCACGAGCATATCCTGTCAGGTGTCATCAAATGCCCAATCTGCGGTACGGGGCTTGTAGGAACGCTCCGAAGACGGAAGAACAAGAAGTCCGGCGAGTATAAGGATGATTTCTATTACAAGTGCCTGCATCGAAAGAAGATTGATGAAACGCATTTCTGCAATTTCCGGTTGGTCTTAAGCCAGGATGAGGTCAACCACCAAGTGGAGGAAATCATCCTGGACATGGTAGCCGATCCGGACTTCAAGGATTTTATGGTGAGAAAGATCGATGAAAAGGTGGATGTCTCATCACTGGAAGCCGAGAGGGAGCAGGTCAGGGAACAGCTCAGACAGGTTATGGGAGCAAAAAAGAAACTGACGGAAATGCTGAATCGGCTGGATGTAAATGACAAGCACTATGACAGGAAGTATCAGGATATGCACGACAGGTTGGATATCCTGTATGATCGGATATCAGAGCTGGAAGATATGATCTCTGATATCGAAGTCAAGATCAGCGGTGCTTACGGAGAAAAAATTACTGCAAATCAGCTGTATAAAGTTCTCCTGAACTTTGATAAAATGTATTTTAAGATGACCGACCTCGAAAAAAAGCAGTTCATGAGGGACTTCATCGAAGAGATAGAATTGTATCCTGAGAGACAGGATGACAGACGCATCTTAAAGCAGTTAAGCTTAGGATTTCCGGTGTTTTACGAAGGTTCTGAGGGTGATACAATTCGGTTGCACAAACAAAACACAGTCGAGACGGTATATGTATTGTCCAAACTTAATGCAAAGCAACATATCGAGATAAACTTGGATATGGACGAGCTTGATTTGACCGATGCGGAAAAAAAGCTACCTACTAAGAAATCAAGGATTATGTGCTGGAGCATAGCGGCTTGAAAGTCAGCAACTTGTATATCGCATAAGTAAAGCAGAAGTGTGGCATCATCGAGCGTGAAAACTACAATAAGCCGAAGTCTGAGGACGCTAAACAGCCCCAATGCCCACCGGATAAAGAAAAAGCAATCAAGGAGGCATTGAAGCACTTCGGCATGATTTAAGGAGGAAAAAATGAGTAAGCTGAAAAATATGCGTCTGGTGGAGATACCGAAGTTCCGTGCGGTATCCTATGGAATCAGACCTTTGGAGGAAATATTTTTCATTGAAAATAGTTTCAATGTATGGTTGGATGCACACAGAAATCTCATAAAAGATCATATCTTTGAGCCGCAGGATTTTCTGTGGCATGAAAATGATGATGTAAACCGTTCCACATGGATCGCTGCTCTCAAGGATGACGTTACTGAAAACGATATTGCCCCCTGCGAAATCGTGGAATTTCCGGGCGGAATATTTCTTGTGGCAACTTGCGATGAATTGGACAATGACGACCTAAACGAAACAGTTTTGGAAATGCGGAAGTGGATTGATCGGAACGAAGTTTTTGAGTATGGTGATCTTCCCGGAATGTGTAATATGCCGAACCCCGATGGTGTCATTGGTAAAGCCCTTGGCATCGCACAACAGCAGATATTTCTGCCAATCAAATTTAAGAAGACGGAGGAGAAAAAATGAGTGCAAACAAGCTGGAACTGGGGCAGTTCATTCACTGGGATTGGGGACAGAATTATCCATTTGGTGCCTGCATGGCGAAAATGATGGAATGCTTGCGCGGTGATACTACAATTTATACATATGACTTTTTCGCCGGTCTTGCCGGAGACGATTTTGTCATGTGTTACGGCGACAATGAAAAGTTCAACGACTGTGTATCCGTCTGTGCTGACAACGAAGCCTTTATCGCCCGAGTATTCGATTTGATCGGATTGGAATACCGTCTGGTTCATCACAGCAAATGGACTGCTGAACCAGAACTGTACTATAGTATTGTCAAGCAATTTATCGACCGAGGGATTCCTGTGCTGTGCGCTGGTGTGGGGAAAAACTCCAATTATGATCTGTTGATCTCCTATGATGATGAAACAAACAAATGCCATCTTTCTTGCGGAGACGATGTTCAGTATGGGACAGACATCCCATTCCATGAGATTGAATGTGACTTTATCTTCATTGAACGCCTGCCGGAGACCACTGATATCGCAACTGTATACCGGAATGCCGTAATGGAGATTCCTGCTTTAATGACTGCTGAAAAGACAGCAGATGGCGTGTCCTTTGGTGCCGATGCCTATCGAAACTGGGCGGCAGATATCACAAGCGGCCGATATAACCGATATACCTCCGAAGATTTTGAGGGTTGGCGGCATTGGTGTATCTATATCTGCAATCTTGCCACAAACGGAGGTCATGGGGAAGGATTCCTGCGACGTGCATACGAGTTGAATCCCGACTTGACATTTGTGCCGGATGTAATTTCCTTATTTCACGAGAATGATAAGGCATGGAATGAACTGGAAGCGTTGGGCGGTGGGTTCAATTGTACGATAGAGGTACTCCACGACAAAATGAAAGCTGTGTCTATTTCGGAAATAATCTCGCAGTTGGCTGTGGCAAATGACAAAATCAGAAATATGATATATTCATCGAAAACACTGCCATACGAGGGGTATTCTGAGAAAGGAATTGAGGAAGGACACTTATGAAAGAATTTTATGAAATCAAAGCTTTTGAGGACAAATTTGAGGTTTACCATTTACCCAAATCACGTGTCATTGGAAAAGAAGTACGTAACGGCGGCTCCATAGGGAACACAGCTCCGAAATTATGGAATGATGTTTTTACTTCGGGTTCGATGGATGCGTTAATGAAATTACCGCACCTTTTGAGCGATAGTACATATGGTTGGACATGCGATTATGATGCAGAAACAGATACATTTATCTATATCGTTTGTGTTTTAACTCCAGCAGATACCCCCGTGCCAGATGGATTTGTATATAGAAATATTCCGGAAACTCTTTGTGCAAAAGGTATTTACGGTGAAAGCATGTCAGAAACACTTGATCGTATAAACGCAAATGGCTATACAACAAACTGGGAGCCGTATGGCTGGAATGCTGAATTATATATTCAAGCAGAGGAGGAAAATCCACCTAAGCAGGTCGATACGCCTTGGCATTGGATTGTTCCTGTAAAAGAAAAATGAGAGTAACAAAAAGGAGATTTACTAATGTACATAACAGCAATTCACGGTGAAAGCTTGATAAAGGAAATCAACTACAATAACTGTGAAGCTGACAATGAATGCTGCTCCTGCGGGTGTGAATTTGATCTTCTGTATAAGAGGGCACTGGAGTTTTTGGCGTAACACCATATCAGTTGTTTGGGAGGTAAATCTTTATGAAGCAGCAAAAGCAGGATTGGTCATATTGGAATCGGGAACAAAAACACGGCGATCCCGATTTTCAACTGTTAAAAAATATTTTGTGTTTTAATTGTCAGGAGGTTTATTGTATGTTTGAAGAAATATCATTCCCTGAACATGAGTACGAGTCAATTCAAAATTATTTAAATAAACTGGGGTATTGTTATACCACGAGGGTATATAAAGAAATCGGGAAATATAAAGCCGGGGAATTATATACTGCACCTTGGGGTGATGTTTTGAAAATAGACGAAGTTAAAACATACTGGAAAGTATCAGACCGGCCTTTCTATGACGAAATGAATGATGATGAAAAGATAGAAATCCGTAAATATTCTGAAGATATAGGATTGCCATATGAATTTATAAAATTTTCTAAAAGTACACCTGATACTGAGCGGAGATGA